GGTTTCTAAGGCCCAGGGGGAGGCGAGAGAGAATTCAAAAGAGCCAGTTGTGCGAACGTTGCCACCCTGGAGACCGCCGATCATGTTGAGAAAAGGAGTTTGATTGGCCCCAATGAGGAAAAGTTCTCCAGTATAATTAGGGAGACCCCATGAGGTTCCGACGCCTGATACGTTAGACATTGTGTTATGTCCTTTCTAAAAAAAATTAGCGACGAGTCGAGCTTTCTTTTTTTAGATCGAAGATACGGTTTTTCAACATCAAACTTTTTCCAACGTCACCCGATTTTCTCGCTTCAGCTAACTGGATTTCCAATTTTGCTATAGGCGTTCCGGCGTTTGCCCCGCTAATTCCTCCCGTACTACCTGATCCGCTGATACTCCGAATCAGCTTATCTTTCCCAGGATATTGCTCAAAAAGAAATTCCATAGCCTCATCAAAATCAGCGGCTTCACCCATGTTTTTACGCGATGGGATCTCCTCGCCACGATTATCATAAGCCTTTAATATGGGAATTCCATTTGTAGTTTCTACCCTAAAATGATCGCCAAAATACGTTTCGGCAATTTCTGGCGGTAGTATCGTTTTCGGTTCAACACCGGAAAACAATGGAGAGGTAGCAAAACGACTGCTAACCATTAGTGATCGAATGAATTTGTCTTTTTCGCTGATGGTGGTGTTGAGTCCAACTTCGCGTTCTTGGAATTGTTTTTTAAGATTTCCGCTCTGCTCTTCGTAGGTCAGTTTCATTTCTTTTTTTAGCTTTTCTACTTTTGCAGCTTCCGCTAAATCTTTATCCTTGTAATTTCCAACCGTTTCTATAGCGGTGGTGGCTTCAGCCTTCCACGCCTCTAGGTCGTCAATACCGTCAAGGATCGCAAGCTTCTGTTTATTTTTTTCGTTAGTTTCTCGCCTGCGTTTATTCTCGCTCCTAAGTTCCAGCACTTTACTGGATAGTTGATTAGGATCGAAAGCCATTTCCATTGGTGCGCCGTCTTTCTCCTGCCCGTCTTTGTCTAAATAAAGAGGAGTCCCGTTCTTCAGAACCGGTTGCTCGTTCTCATCAAGTTTTAAAGTCCACATGTAAAAAAAACCTTTCTTTTCTTTTGCAAGAAAAACGCATATCATCTTCAGATGATAAGACTAACATACTTAACCTTTAGCATAGAATACTTGTCATGTCCATAACTTTTTTTAATTTATTTTTTATTTCTTCTCGATTATTTTGTTAAATGCACCCAGCTCTTTTCCCTCAACCCACTCCTTTTTAATTGGTTGCCAATTGTGCCTACAGTTATATCCCCCTCGATCTGTCATAGCCGGACCCGATTTCCCTGGCCAGTTGTGTGTCCAGGATTCAATCTGTTTTTTAGTATAAATATTTCCTGCTCGGTGAGCGCAGAAAGCTCTGGTTGTACGCATTACATTCCCGTGATAGAGAAATTCTTTCAAACCGATATCGGTGGCTTTCTTCATTGTTACCTGGTTTTGAAAATTCCTAACTGCATCCCTGGCGTGGGTTTTTGCATATCTCGTCATTGAGCGACCGAGTACGTCTTTGCGGCCCGAAAATATCCCCCGGATAGTGTTTCTCAATCTGCCGTGAGGTGCTCCGGTGATTACGGAATCATATAATGCACGACTGAATTTGTCCTGAGCGTCTACGGCATAGGAGGCGAAACGGGAAAGAGAAAGCTTCTTCAGCTCTGCTATCATAATCTTATCTGCCCCGGAAAATGTTATCGCCTCGCCTAATTCGGTATACATTCCCGCAACCCCGGTGGTAATTTTATCAAAATCCTTTACGACTGACCTATACGCCTTGTTATAAGTCTCTTCATATATTTTCAACGTCTCTTTATAAAGTTTTTGAGCTTGAAGGAGGTTAGTTTTTTTAGCAATAAGCCTCCCGCTTGTGGTCGTTTTCAAGTGGTTGACTTGACTTATTATTTGCTTTTGCAGCTTCTTAATTGAGGCTTCAAGGCGTTTCCTATGCAGCTTTTCAAGTCGTGCAAGACGTTTTCTTGTATCTGCCGCCGTTTTCATAAAGGGTTTACGGTCCATTTATTTTTCCTCTTCTTCTTCTTCTTCTTCTTCTTCCTCTTCCTCTTCCCCGTCTTTATCAAATTCCTTTGGAATTTCAACCTCTGGCTCCGGCGTAGTCTCGATCTCAGTATCGATCTCGTTCATTAACTGCTCGTCTGCGTTTGGTAACATTTGACGGGCTACGTTCTTTTGAATCTCTTGTTTGAATTTCTCAGATAATATAACCGTTTTTGCTATCAGTGCATTGTCTAAATCCTGCGCAAGATTCTGGATATCATAATCCCTGGACCGCTCATAGCTCACCTCCTCAAAGAGATTTGGGCTTTGAATCCAGTCCAGCCAATATCCTATAATCTGCTTTTCTGCCTTTTCAAGATTTATTGCTTTTGCAACAATAGCAGCATTTAAAAGCTGAAATTCTGTTTTTAGAGCAACGCCGGATTTTGCTTGAGTACTTATTTCCGTGGCTGCCATTCCTCCGGCATTACTTGCCCGGTATATCTCCTCAACTTTTTTCGCAACCCAACCAAGAACAGCGTCAATCGGTTCTTTCACTTTCGCCTCTAACCAATCTGGTTTTGAATTTGGGAACTCAGGATCAAAACCTAAAACAGCGGTTGCACCCACAACGTCCGTCTTTTTACCCTCCTCCTCATAGGGTTTCCTCAACATTGGGAAAGCCCCATATGTGATAACCTCCTCCCCCTGGGATAGATTTCTGATAATAGAAAGATCCACATAGGCTATATCTGAAATATCAGAAACACCTAAAGGAAACTGGTAATGTTTGAAGTTTCTCAACCAAACGAAAGGAATTTCCCTTAATGGGTTCACCCCCTCCTCTATTTTTTCAACCCCCTCCCCGTCCTCCGTTTCGGCCCATACCTCCCAGAAATCCGGCCACCATAAACGATACTCCCCGTTGCTCCCTCTCAGTTTTAAATATGCCAGGAAGGGCCGGTTGAACTCGTCTCGATCATATCTCCAATCCAATATGGACGTAGGATGATAGGCCGAAATATAGGGGTATATGCCATTTTTAAGCTCGTCGGCTAGGTTCTCTGTCGCCTTTGCAGGTTTATCTACAAGGATCCCAACATGCCCGTAAACCCCTGCATATCTCTGTTGCTCTGTCATGTAAGAGGTGAAACTATCCCCAAATAAATTACAATCTGCTTGGAATTGAGACCACCTTAGATCATTAACTAATGCGTCCGGGTAAAAAGCCTTAGGCTCTTTCTTAAAAAGATAATAAGTGAAGAGGTTCACAACCGATCTTGAGTACCCAAAAGAATATAGTTCGTTGATTCTACGCGTATGGTTAGCTACTGATTCCCTCTCGTGTCTTTCTATCAATCCGAGGAGTTTAATCGCCCTAACCCCCTCGTACATGGCCATAAAAACCTGCCACTCGATTATATGCTCCGCATAAACAGAGTTGACGGAAGTTAAATCATCCTGCGTAAAAGACAACAAAGGTATGATACGCTTTTCGTTTATTAGTAAATCAGAACTTGCCATAATTTTCCCCTATTTCCAAAACTTTTGTCCGGTAGCTACGTACTTTTTCTTGACCGGATATTCCTTAAAAATATAGTAACCGAGCGCATCGCTCAAATGCGTGAGCTTAGGATTACCCTTCTTATCTATCTCCCCTGAGCCCCCTTTAACTACCGTCACGCCTTCAAAATCTATCAAGGTATGAGGGGCTCTAACCGGATCAAGCATGAGGCGTTTAGTCCCGTCAACGGACATGCACCTTGAATTAACGCTATTAACCCTAGCGCGTTCGGGAGGATTGCGACTACTGATACGGAAATGGACCTGCTCTCGACTAAAATGAGACCACATAACCTCTTTAACCAATTGCCAATCGCTACCTTTTATTTTCGAAGATCCCCTTGCAGCACCAGATGCATCCCCGTAAACGAAAATACCCCCTTTATGCTCTGCCCAATCATTACATAATTTGCGTGTAACAATAACAGTGTTAGAGTTTCGTGGGACGTGGACCTCCCCAATAATGCCCGTCCCAACTTGACCATTTGGTAAAGATTGCTCCTGACAAACAACCGCGACTCCCGGTTCAACATTAAAGTCAAAACAAAATATCAGCGGGTAATTAGGCCGGTACTCAAGTTTAGCACAATGCGTTTCCTCGATAAAATTATAGTAAGCCCTGCCTGTAAAATTTATGAACGAGTTAAAATTATCAATCTCATTTGCTAAAACATAGCTATGATCAGAACTATCAACAGTTAAATTCCAACATTCAGCTTCAGGCTTTTCCTTTTTTGCTATTATTTTTAGAGACAATGACCCTTCATTATACTTATCTTTTACCCAATCTTTGAATTTAGGGAATCTGCTTGAAGCCCTCTTGGCCTTGCTATGCCCTAACTGATAAGCTGAATGCATTTTTAAACCAACAATATCCCCTATTTCTTTCCATTTTTTACCCTGTGCCCTTAATCCTGCGATAACCCTTTTCTCACAATCAACACACGATAAATAATGAGTCCAGAGCCAAGCCTTTTCAGCTTTATCGTAATTGTATAAAAACCCAACATCCCTCAGAAAAGCTCTATCAACGTATAATCGCGTCATAGAGGAGGAG